TTGACCGTGTGCAAGAGTCATGGCGGGGGTACTGCTGCCAGTGTCCGGGCCAGCAAGCGTGCCGACGTCAGCCAGAAGGCCGCTACGCTATGGGGCATCAGCCCGGACACTGGTGGCATCTCGGTGGAGGAGGAGCTGACCAAGCTCGCTCGGAACAAGCTCACCGACATCACCGCGCTGAGGCTCAAGCTCGGCTCTGAAGACACTCACATCGGCATGCTCCGAGAGTCGGTCGAGAAGACTGAGCAGGAGGTCGGTGACGAGTCGTACCGTACCATCAAGACGAAGAAGTCTAGTGGTGTGTCGCCGTGGGTCAAGGAGCTTCACGACGCTGAGAAGGAGCTTGTCGCTATCCTGAGGTTGCTCCAGGAGGTTACCGGCGGAACCGAGGAGGTCGACACCAAGCGTCTGCGCATGCAGACCGCTCGTGAGGCCGCTCGTCTGCTGAAGGCGTTCCCTGGCATCTCGGTTGATGAGGTGGCCGCTGAAGTCAGTAAGCGAGCGTCCTGATCATGTCTCTGATCGCTGAGGCTCTGCCCGAGGAGTTCGACTACGAGGAGATCTCTGAGTCCTTCGAGGTCTTCATGAAGGCGTCTGGCATCCGTAACAGCGCGCTTACTGAGGTGCTTCACGACAACCTCGACGAGGATATCCTGGACACTCCGCTCGGCTGTGTGGCCTACTCGACCCCTCCGCAGGAAGGCAAGACCACCTGGATCGTCCATTACATCGCATGGCAACTGATCCGGAACCCGTGGCTCAAGATCGTATACGCGACGTACAGCCAGGCACGTGCGAACGCCGTATCCCGGCAGATCCGTGGGCTTGTGGAGACGTGGACCCCGCTCAACTCGAAGTCACGAAACGTTCAGCGCTGGGAGACTCGTGAAGGTGGTGGCCTTCTAGCCGCTGGCCGTGGCTCGGCTATGACAGGCTTCCGCTCCGACATGACGGTCATTGACGACCCCATCAAAGACATGGTGGAGGCTCAGTCCGAGCTTATCCGAGAGACGACCGTCGAGTGGTTCTCCTCGGTGGTGCTGACTCGTATGGCCAGCCTCAGCCAGATCATCGTCATTGCTACTCGCTGGCACAAGGACGACCTCATCGCACACGTCCAGAAGGCACTCGATGCCAAGTTCGTGAACATACCCGCTCAGGCCACACACGACGCCGCTCATCCCGACAAGCACGGTAATGCGGACATTCTTGGCCGAGCAGTCGGGGAGTGGCTTCCCTCGGTGCAGAACCGTTCGTCGGAGTCCTGGGAGCTGATCAAGTCAGCTGTGGGCACTTACGTCTGGCAGGCGCTCTATCAGGGCGACCCACAGGTCACCGGGGGAAGCTACATCAACGTCGACAAGATCGATGTGCTCCCGTGGGAGACCGTCATCTACCAGGACGAGCGTACCGGCTCCATGCTCACGCTCAACCGAGCGCTCATCATCCAGAGCTGGGACCTCACCTTCGGCACCATCCAGAACGGCCGGAAGAAGCCCTCCAGCGGCGACTATGTGGCCGGACACGTGTGGGCTGTGATCGGTGGCACCAAGTGGATCTTGGTCGACCGAGTGCATGGCCGCTTCACCTTCACTGAGACTGTGAGCCAGGTGCAGATGATGGCCGCTCGCTGGCCTCAGACCTCCAGGGTATACGTCGAGAAGGCCGCTAACGGGGCCGCGCTCCTGAACACTCTGCGCAAGAGGGCCGCGCTCATCAAGCCTGTGACGGCTGAGGGGTCCAAGGAGGTCCGAGCGCTGGCTATCCAGCCCGTGGTGGATGAAGGCAACGTTGCCATCCTCGACAGCGTGCTGGAGGCCACTGACGCTGAAGGCCGCTCGGGCCAGCTCATGCTCAGCGAGATGCGGGACTTCCCGTTCGGCAAGCACGACGACGATGTTGACGCAATGACTCAGGCCATCAGCCAGGGCCGCACCGACTACTTCAAGATGGGATCATGATCATGGAGATCGAACTCAGCACAGCAGAGGGTAACGGCATGACCTCGGTCGAGGCCTACCTCCTCGCGCTCGACAGCACCACGTACACGCCGTACTACAACGGCAAGATGAGCTACAAGCTTCACGGGGCATCCTGGGAGAAGTACGTGAGTGAGGCCTTCCCCGATCTGGCAGGGCAGACCACGAGCGAGAACATCTTCAAGACGGTCATCGACCTCTATGCAGAGAACCTGGTCCCCGACCAGAAGGAACTGAAGGGCTTCAGCAACGTGCTGGTGCCCCTCCTCAGCCGTGGGGAGTGCCCGGTCTTGGTGGACTCGGCCGGGACTCCTCACTTCCCCGAGCGCTACGAGATGATCAGCGACGGGGAGTTCACGGTAGCCGCGCTGTTCACGCGCTCCCTCAAGACCATGACGGACAACGTGATCTTCGCGGACAGCGACGGCACCACACGCCTGTTCACCAAGGCCATCCCCACCGACTTCAGCCAGGCCACCAAGGAGGGCTACACCTTCAAGGAGGAGGAGCACGGGGCCAGCCTGTTCCGGTTCGCCCTGGACGACAAGGGCTTCGGTGCCATGCTCTCGGCTCTGCAGGACCGGGTGAACCACTCCATCATCGACCAGACGGTCATCGCCGAGATGTACGCTCGGCCCTTCTGGTACCTGTTGAACGTGGACATTCCGCCGAAGAACCCGTTCCTCCCTGCTGGTGCTCAGCCCGAGCGCACAGCCATGACCGAGCACAAGGATGCTGACGCGGCTGGCCGTATCTTCACCTCCTCGGGGGAGGGACCGTTCGGACAGCTGACCCCTCCCACCATCCAGGACATGATCGCCTACCACGACAGCATCATCGACAAGATCCCGCAGAGCTTCGGCATCCCGGCGCACTACTTCAAGCCTGGACAGGGAACCCCGCCGACTGGTGTGGCCCTGAAGGTGCTCAGCAAGCGCTTCAACAACAAGGTCGCCCGTCTCCGCGACGACATCTACGAGACGATGGCTCTCCTCGCTGATGAGATCGGTCTCAAGCCGACCATGAAGAACGAGGACACCGGGGAGATGGAGCACGAGTTCTGGCCAGCCAGCGACGACCTCCTCCAGGAGTCCCTCGACGCTCACGGTATCGCCCTCTCGCAGATGGGCTACCCGCTGGAGTACATCGCCTCGGTTGTGACCCCTGGTGTCGACCTGGGCGACTACGAGGAGGAGGACGCTGGCCCCGAGCTTGGCACCGACCCGAGCGCTCAGGAGCCGACCGACATGACGGCCACGGGTCAGCAGGGTCTGGTCGCCACACCGGGCCAGGTGGCCGCATACGGCCAGAACCCCGGCCAGCGAGCTAAGGCCACACCATGAGGCGCTGGCTCTGCCGACTCGGCTTCCACACCATCCACCACCTCTGCGGATCATGGGGCTGTACTCAGGTCTGCGCTCACTGCGACTACGTTAGAGAAGGATAGAACCAATGCCTACCGTCCCCACCGGAAAGATGGAGCGCGAACTTCGCAAGCTCTACCTGACCTGGGTGATGGGGCTGTCCTTTGAGTCGGATGACATGGAGGCCGAGCTTCTCGAGTTCCGGCTCAAGAGTGAAGCCCTCATCAAGTCCCTCGGGGGTCGAGCCGCCGCGCTCGGTGCCCTGGGGGACTTCCCCGCGCCCAAGCTCCTCGAACTCAGCCCGTATGCTGGCAAGGTGTACGAGCAGATGCAACTAGCGGCCATCCAGGCTGGCATCATGACGGGTCTCAACTCTCGGGCCGTGGCTCAGGCCATGTTCCGGGCTGGCATGGACAAGAGCTACCGTCGGCTGGAGCGTCTGGCCCGGACTGAGACCACCAACGCGTACTGGAAGAATACCTGGAACAGCGTGGCCAACCTTCCGGACATTGTGCTCGTGTGGGGAGCCGAGGAGAGCAAGCGCACTTGTGCCTTCTGCCTCGACCGGGACGGACTCGTGGTGGAAGACCCCACTATCCGTGACCATCCCAATGGCCGCTGTACGCTCGTGCCTACTCACCGGTCGCTGGTCGAGTACAAGGGCACGCTCAGGGCCGACGGCTCGGTGTACGACGACCCTCGGTGGGGAGGGCATGGCAAGGTCACAGCACCGGCCAAGGGAGCGCCCAAGCCCACCACACCAGACACGCTCTCCGAGCCTGTACCACAGGGCAGAGGAGGGTGATAGAGCTTCCAAGGAGGAAGATCCCAGGCCTACAGCCACTAGGCGACTCGCCAGGGAACTATCAGGTGCTTGCGTTCGCTCGCACTATCAGCTAAACTACCAGAAAGGCAGGTAGCCGAGATGGCCACCACCGACACGTCGAGTGATTCGACAACCTCGCAGGATGAGACGTCCACCGAGGACAACACCAACACCGAAGAGCAGGCCACCGAGGAGACCTCGGGTCAGGCCGCAGACGGTGACAACACTGCCGAGCAGGACGACGAGTCCAGCGACGACGGCCAGGACGAGCAGAAGCCCGCTCCCAAGCCCAAGTCAGACCCGGCCAAGCAGGCGCTCCAGCGCGACCTCTCCTCTGAGCGGAAGGCACACAAGGCCAGCAAGGACAAGGTCTCTGAACTCGAGACTCAGGTCGCAGAACTGACCCCCAAGGCCGAACTCGCTGAGGCATGGGAAGCCAAGTACACGCGGCTTGAAGCCTTCCTCCAGGCGCTCCCCGGCTCTGTCGGTAAGGCTCTGGACAGCATGAGCTTCACCAAGCGGCTGTTCGAGTCCGAAGACAAGATCGAGGACATCATCAAGGACTGGAACAAGGCGAACCCCTCGGCCACATCGCAAGCTCTCGGTGCAGGTGCAGGCGACCCCTCCAAGAAGGGTCCGAGCATGAACGACATCCTCCGAGCGGCTCGCGGCTAAGACCAACACAACGGCCTCAGGGCCAGAAAGGAGTCAGTCACATGGCTGACATCACTCGTGCTGACGCGCTGGCCCTGCTGGCCCGTCAGGACATCAACGAGATCATCAAGCCCGAGGTCGCACAGTCGGTGGCCCTCGCGGCCTTCCGTACTCAGCGCATGAGTGCTGGTGTGGCCCGGATGCCGGTCCTCGCCACGCTCCCGACTGGTGGCTGGGTGACGGATGCCAACGCGACCGACGCGACCGGCGTCAAGCCCACCTCGAAGGTCACCTGGACCGACAAGGAGCTGATCGCCGAGGAGATCGCGGTCATCGTCCCGATCCACGAGAACACTCTCGCCGACAGCAACTTCGACATCTGGGGAGAGGTTCGTCCCCTGGTGGCTCAGGAGTTCGGTCGCATCCTGGATGCGGCTGTCTTCTTCGGCACCAACAAGCCCACCACGTGGACCGACCCGGCGCTCGTGCCCGGTGCCATCGCGGCTGGCAACGAGCAGGTCGAGGGCACCGGCGACGGCACCGAGACCGACCTCGCGGCGGACTTCAATGAGGCCTTCGGCTTCGTGGAGGACGACGGCTTCGACGTCAACGCGGCCTTCACCGGTCGCTTCCTGCGTCGCTCGCTTCGAGGTCTGCGCGACGACACCGGCCAGCCCATCTACCTGGATGGCGTCCGTGGCGACAACAACACGGCCTCGATCTACGGCCAGGACCTCCGCTACGTCAACAACCTCGGCTGGGACCGCGACGCGGCCATCGCCCTGGTCGGTGACTCCAGCAAGGTCGTGATCGGTATCCGTGAGGACTACCAGGTCAAGCTTCTCGACCAGGCCACGGTCGGCGGCATCAACCTGGCAGAGCGCGACATGATCGCACTCCGCTTCAAGTTCCGTGTCGCGTTCGCCACGGCCTACTCGACCGCCGCTGGTGAGTCGACGGACTACCCGTTCGCCGTCATCACCCCGGCTGTCGCCGAAGGTGGTGCGTGATGGCCACCTCGGCCAGCGAGTGGATCGCCAAGCGCCGAGAGGTGAAGGCCGAAGCGGCTGAGGTCGTCAAGGCCAACGCCGAGCAGGCCAAGGCCGATCTCAAGGCCTACCGTGAGGCCAAGCGCACCGGTCGCCCCGTGGTCGCAGAGCCGGTGATCGAGCCGGACGAGACCGAGGAGCAGGGCCAGGAGGAGACTCCGAACCAGGAGGGCAACACCTCCGACCCGGACGAGAACACCGAGTCCGAGTGACCCGAGAGGGGTAGGCGGCTAACACCTGTCTACCCCTCTCCCACACCTGAGGAGCTACTGATGGCTGCGATCGACGACCTCAACTCACTGCTGGTCAACCTGCCTGGATTCTCGCTGATCAGCGAGTCCATGAAGCTGGCCGCTCTGGATGGAGCGCGCGTGCCGGACAGCTTCGGCATCTGGCCGGGGGAGGATGGATACGAGCCGACGTACGACGTGTACTTCGCGGCCATCAGCCTCATCGGGTTCCTGAAGGCTCAGCCCTTCATCACCAACACCAACAGCGAGGGCACAGGCGTCACCATCCAGGCTCCCGACTGGTCGGCCCTCCTCATCTACTACTCCAGCCAGAGCATCATCGTCCAGGCCACTGGGAATGGTGTGCTCACCAAGGTGAACATTCCGGACACTCCTCACGTGCAGAAGGTCCCGATGAACTACGGGGGTGACCGGTATGGAGATCTCGACACAGACATGGGCTGAGGCCGCTAACACGCTGGCCACCGTCCTGTTCGACTCGGTGCAGATCTACGACGTCGCCGAGCCGGTCACTACAGGTGTGGCCGTGACCCGAGCACTGACCCCTGTCGGGGAGCCGATGCCCGGTCTGGTCCAGACCACGACTCTTGCCAACGCGGCTGAGAGTCTCACCATCAACACGTACTCGGTCAAGGTGGCTCGTGGCACCGACATCTCTGCTGGTCAGGCTGTCAAGGTGCTGGAGTGCCAGCTAGAGCCGAGCTTGGTCGGGAAGGTGCTCCTCCTCGACAAGGTCTCCCAGAACGGGATGGCCCTGATCCGCAAGGCCGTGGCAAGCGACGCCACGGTAGTCAACCAGGAAGGGAAGGAGGCGCTGTCGGTATGAGCATCACGATGGGACAGCTCTCCTCCCGATTCGCTGAGGCGGCTCAGAAGGTGCCCGAGGTCGGCGCTGAAACGGTCGAGACCGTTGCCCAGATGGGGGTCGGGCTGGTCAAGCGCGAGATCCAGGGCATGCACGCGGTCGACACGGGCACGATGCTCAACAGCACCGAAGCCGAGCGAGTCCGTCCCACGACGTACCTGGTCGGCCCCACGGTCGACTACGCGGCATATGTGGCCCTCGGCACGAGCAGGATGCTAGCTCGGCCCTTCCACGTGGAAGCGGCCAAGAAGCTCTCCTCTCAGGTGGGCAAGATCGGTATCGACCCCGAGAAGCTGGGGCTGTGACATGAACCTCCAGAGTCTCAAGGCCACACTCGAAGCCGCTCTCGCTGGACAGGCTGAGGTGGTCGTGGGCTTCCCCAAGAGCAACGCGAAGGCTCCCTTCGTGGCCATCCGGCCGCTCGTGCTCATCGAGGGTGATGAGGGCACGGCCATCACGGGGGACTTCATGACCCTCGACGACCAGACCTCGGCCTACTGTGCTGGGGCCAGCGTCGAGGCCAGCTACAATCTTGCACTACTCGTCATGGGAGCTTGCCAAGCTACCCGAGTTGACGGATACGTGCTCACAACGTCCATGGGCTACTCAGGTGCCCTGGTCGAGGGACTCTACGAGTCTCAGGTAACTATCCAACACAACCGAGGAGGCATCTGATGTCCAACGGCATCGTCGTCGACCACAAGGAGACCGGTGTCCGGTACGCTGTCTCCGAATCCAACTTCAACCCCAAGGTGCACGAGAAAGTCCGTGACCTGAACCCCGGCGAGACCGTGCTGAGCTACGCTCCGCGACGCAAGGAGTCGTTGGGGAGCCGTGCAAGTGGTGCAGGTAGCCACGGGGCTGCTGGAGACCAGGCGGTCTCGCCCAGCGACAGCGGCAAGGACTCTCGCACCGACCCCAAGACCACCAAGTAAGAAAGGACTGAGAACATGGCTCTCACCCAGTGGAACCCCGCGACTCAGATCAGTCGTGGCAACGTGGCGGTCGGTGTGGCACCGGCTGTCGTCTCCCTCGATACCCCGTCGCTCACCGAGCTCGACGCGGGTATCGGTCTGGACTGCTCCATCACCACGATGAACGGCACCTCCAGCACGGACAGCGAGTCGATCGACTGGCTGTGCGACCCGGCATCCGAACAGCTCCCCGGCTCGACGACTCACGCCATGGATGACCTGGTCATCAAGGGCACGGGTCAGGCGGACGAGGACCTCATCGCTGGCCTGAACGTCGGCGACGTGGTGTACGTGTGGCGTCGTGACGGTCTCCCCCACGAGACCGCGCTGACCGCCGGACAGCTCGTGTGGGTCTGGAAGGTCATCATCACTTCCATCGACCCGCTGGAGGCCAACAACACCTTCGTCGGCATCACTGCCCACATCACCGTCCTGGCTCGCTCCAAGACGGCTGTCGCTCTGGTCGCGTAAGCACCGACCCTCAACCAACCATCGCCCCAAGGAGGCATCATGTCATTCGCAACTTACGAGGAACTCAAGGCCGCTGTCGAAGAGCGGCGTCAGGACGTCCTGACCGTCGAGGTGGATCTGGGAGCCAAGTACTCCCAGGAACACGAGGACGCGAAGAAGGAACTCGCTGAAGCCAACGCGCTGAAGAAGCTCGCTGGCCAGTCGTTCCTGGCCGACAACATCGCCGCGCTGGAGGAGCGTGTGGCCTCGACTCGACCCGAGCCGAAGTCCATCTGGCTCCAGTACAAGCGTCTGCCGATCTCGGCTTGGGCCATGCTCACCAAGAGCACCGGCCTGTCGGCGATCGATCAGTACGAGAAGGTGCTCCCCGAGGTCTTCATCGGAGTGTTCGGAAACGACCCCACCGAGGAAGATGAGAACGGAAACCTGGTCCACTACGGGCTGGAGCCGCTCACCACGGATGCACGGGCTGTGAGTTCCCGGAGTGACGAGACGATCCTTCCTGGGGCGATGCTCCACCTGGTCGTGAACGCGTTCATGTCCTGGCAGAACTCGTCGGGTGAGATCTCCATCCGCCCTACGAAATCGGGCCGCGCCTAGCACTCCTGCTAGACATGGCCCTAGAGTCCGGGCGACCCCCGCTTCGCCTCCTTGACGAGGGAAGCCCGGACTCTTGGCAAGAGATCGACCTGGAGGTCGTCTCACAATGGCGTCACATGAAGGAGGTCAAGTGCTCGGGCTGTGGGCGACCGCTCTCCCAGCACTTGTACAACTCAAGACTCGGACGGGAAGAGACGGTAGACGACTACACGGCATGGTCCCTGGAGTGCCCCGCGATGCAGGCTATCGCAGTCGGGCAGGACATGTGGAAGACGGCCAACAAGTCGGCTATCGAATCGCACCAGAAGGGGAACGGGCCAGACCCAGGGATGGGGATTTACTGGCTCAGTCAGGGTGAGGGAGAGACCCTCCCAACACCTGATCCACACTAGGCTTGGAAGGAGAACAGCATGGCCGACAACGACGTGAAGATCAAGGTCTCGCTCGATGGCGACAAGCAGGTTCAGGCTGGTCTCAAGGGCATCGGTGACGAAGCCGGAAAGGCCGACTCCAAGCTCGGCGGGATGATCAAGGGAGGGCTGGCCGGTGCAGGGAAGGCACTGGTCGGCTTCTCCGCCGCCGCTGTAGCGGCTGGCTCGGCTCTGGCCGTAGGCGTGGTCGGCGCATATGCAGAGTACGAGCAGAACGTCGGTGGTATCGAGACGCTGTTCGGCGACTCTGCCAACAAGATGAAGCAATACGCGGCTGACGCGTACAAGACCGCTGGCCTGAGTGCCAACGACTACATGTCTCAGGTGACGAGCTTCTCTGCCTCGCTCCTCCAGGGACTCGGCGGCGACACGGCCAAGGCCGCTGATGTGGCCGACAAGGCGATGGTCGACATGAGCGACAACGCCAACAAGTTCGGCTCGAACATCGCGGATGTCCAGAACGCCTACCAGGGCTTCGCGAAGCAGAACTTCACGATGCTCGACAACCTCAAGCTCGGGTACGGTGGTACTCGTGAGGAGATGGCGCGGCTCATCAACGACTCGGGTGTCATGGGCGACACCTTCACGGCTACGGCCAGCAACCTGGACGAGGTGAGCTTCGACAAGATCATCGAGGGCATCCACGTTGTCCAGGACGAGATGGGTATCGCTGGCACCACGGCCAAGGAAGCCAGCGAGACCATCTCTGGCTCCATCGGGATGCTGAAGGGGAGCTTCGACAACCTCCTGGTCGGCCTCGGCTCGGCGGACGCTGATGTGGCCTCGCTCGCTGGCAACGTCATCGACTCTCTCGAGACGGTCATCACCAACATCAGCCCGGTCATCGAGAACCTCGGTGCCAACATGGCCGAACTCGGCCCCAAGCTCGGGGACATGATGGGGTCGCTCGTGGGAGCCGTCTCCTCGGCTATCCCGGCCATCCTGGAGGCTGGCACCGGTCTCATCGGTGGGCTGGTCTCGGGCATCTCCTCGGCTCTGCCTACGCTCATCCCAGCGCTCATCCCTGGCCTTGTCGGTCTGGTGGAGATGGTCGCCGAGCAGGCTCCCCTCCTCATCGAGGCTGGAGTCAACGCCATCGTGGCTCTCGGGGAGGGCATTGCTGAGTCTCTGCCGACCCTCATCCCGCTCGTGGTGCAGGGTCTGCTCGACGTTATCGCCGCGCTGGTGGAGTCCCTGCCGATGCTCCTCGACGTGGGTCTGCAGATCATCACGGCCCTCGCTGAGGGTCTGATGGAGGCTCTGCCCCTGCTGATCGAACAGCTCCCCATCATCATCCAGTCGCTCGTGGACTTCTTCATCCAGGGAGTGCCTATGCTCCTGGATGCCGGGGTTCAGCTCCTCACGAGTCTGGTCGGTGCTCTCCCTGAGATCATCACCCAGATTGTGGCTGTGCTCCCTCAGATCATCACCTCCATCATCAACGCGGTGATGGGAGCTATCCCGCTCCTCATCGACGCTGGTCTCCAACTGATCACCGCGCTGGTGACCGCTCTCCCTGAGATCATCCAGGCCATCGTAGCCGCTATCCCGCAGATCATCACGGCTGTGCTGGATGCCGTGCTCGGCTCCATCCCGATGCTCATCGAGGCCGGGTTCAAGCTCATCACCGGCCTGATCGGTGCTCTGCCTCAGATCATCGGCACCATCGTGGGAGCCATCCCGCAGATCATCGGTGGAGTGCTCGGGGCTGTCGGTGGCTCGGTTGGCAAGCTCGTGAGCGCTGGCTTCAAGCTGTTCATGGGTCTCATCGGCAACATCGGCGGGGTCATCGGCAACGTGGTCGGCGCTGTCGGAGGCCTCATCGGCAAGGCCGTGGGAGCCGTGACCGGCGGAATCGGGCGCATGATCTCCGCTGGTGGAGACCTGGTTCGAGGCATCTGGGAGGGTATCTCTGGAGCCGCTGGCTGGCTGTTCAACAAGATCGGTGGCTTCGTCAACGACGTGATGGGCAACATTGGCTCGTTCTTCGGTATCGCGTCTCCCTCCAAGCGTATGCGCGACGAGATCGGTGCTTGGCTTCCGCCGGGTATCGGTGAGGGTGTCGAGGAGAACGAGTCTGAGGCTATCGACCCGATCCGAGACATGAACAAGAAGATCATGAAGGAAGCTCAGGAGCTTCCCACGCTCGGCTTCGACCAGACGGTGACCCAGAGCCTCACTCAGACCGTCATGCCGACTCAGGTACCGATGCAGGCTACGGCCACACCTGTGGGACTCGGTGCCGCTGTGCCGACCGTGTACATCACAGGGCCGCTCGTGAGCGTGGACAGCATGCAGGTACGCAACGACCAGGATATCCGCCGTCTGTCCTCTCAGCTGAAGACCGACATGACGCGCGAGCTTCGCGCACAGGGAGTGATGTCATGAGTTTCAAGCTCGGCACGTTCGACACTGACTCGGTAACGGGGTTCAAGGCCATCCTGCAGGAATGGCCGGTGCTCCCGGTGGAGCTTCTGCTGGACGAGCTTCCGGCCGGTGACGGCTCGATGTACTACCGTTCCCGTATGGAGTCCACTGAGTGGGTCTTCAACCTGGAGCTTACCGGCTCGGACATCTACGACGTGATGGCCAAGGCGGACACCATCAGCCGTGCCCTGAACCCCAAGCTCGGCGGCATCCAGGACTTCACCCCCAACGCTATGGACGGGTACGTGTGGCAGGGACTCCTCGCTGGCATCATCGAGTGGGAACGCGACAAGGTCATCTGGTTCAGCGACCAGGGTGTCTCTCGGCTGTCGGGCACGGCCACCATCAGCACGCCTGACCCCTACGGCTACGCGCTCGGGGACGACGTGGTGCTGGCCGCTCCTGGTACGCTGGCTCTCACGGGGGAGGGCACCACGAGCTTCTACCCGGTGATCGAGTTCCGAGGAGTGCTCAACACCGTCCAGCGCTTCAACGCTGGCCCGGTGCAGATCGCAGGGCCGCTCACAGCCTCTCAGACTCTCGTGCTGGACTTCCAGAACATGGACTTCTTCATCAAGACCACGGCGACCGGTGCCAAGGTACGTAGTGTGGCCGACCGCTTCACCGCGTTCACCCGTCTCGAGGGTCTCGACTCCCTCAACGTCCCTGTCAGCGTGAGCGCTGGCACCTTCACTCAGGCCGTGGGCCGCGTCTCGTCTCGGAGGATCTAATGGCCGACTACAGCCGCGCTACTAGCCGTGGTGACTGGACCGGTGAGTGGGATCCGAGTGCAGTCACCCAGGTGCTCCTTCGCATGGACTCGTTCATCGGGAGCGAGAACAACCGACCGACCCCGGACTCCTCGGGCAAGGATCGCACGGCCATCGCCATCAACTACGGTGGAGGCACGAGCGCTATCGCTGTGGCATCCCGCTGGGGCACGGCTCTGCGCATGAACAACACGAGCGTCTCTGAGAAGACCTCGATTCGTATTGCCAACGACGGCACGCTGTTCCCCTCCTCGGGTAGCGTGATGGTTGGAGCTTGGTACAATGGCAAGCTCGACCGTCAGTGGAACCCGGTGCTCTCTACCCGAGGTGGAGCCGAGAACCCGCTGGTGCATCTGGCAATCAACACCTCTGCCAACGGCCCTCAGCTGAACTACCGCTTCTACTCGGAGACCGGGGCCACGCTCCTCAGCGAGTGGATGAGCACCATCCTGGAGGCGGACAAGTGGTACTGGATCGGCGCGGTCATGGACCTGACGCTCGGCACCTGGTCGGTCTACACGGTCTCCCTGGAGACTGGTGCTATCGAGAGCCGCTCGGGCACGCTCTCGGGGATGAACGCGTCGTGCATGGCCAACCTGGAGGTCGGCTACGGCCCTGACCCCGAGTACAGCCGCGCGACCGTGGACGAGGTCGTGGTCGTCGCCCCGTTCACCGGCAACGCTGGTCAGTGGGCGCTCCGCTCTCGGCTGGCCAATGGCGCGCTGGAGGCGACTCAGGCCGACACCACCACGGTCGTGGGACGTGTGGCCCCGCGCTCTACGGCTACGCTCCCCGTGGTCGTGGAGACTCGTGCTGTCGCCGGTCAGTGGGGCACCGATACTCCTCAGATCACGGTCAATGGACAGGGCTACTCGATCCGTTACCGTACTTCCAGCAACCTGGTGGACTGGAGCGCGTGGAAGCCCTCTGCCAGCATCGGCACCGAGCCGAACGCGGCCTGGATTCAGTACGAGGTCACCCTGACCGCTACCGACTCCTACGTCGACGAGATCCTGCTGAGCACGGCTCCCCCGGTCACCCCTCCCCTGCCCAAGACGCTCCCCGTCCAGCCGTTCTCCCTGGACCCGCTCTTGGCCATCCCAAGCGGGGGAGGGGTCTTCCTTCAGGACACTCTGCTGGAGTGCAAGACCCTCGACACCGACAGCAATGAGAGCACGCTGACGTTCAAGCTCAGTCTCGCAGACCCCAAGGCAGAGGTCATCGAGGCTGAGATGCCCGTGGTGTTCAAGGGCCGTCACTATGTGGCCCGAGGAGTCACGACCACCAAGTCCAAGCGCTCGGCTCAGGTGGAGGTCTACTGCGAACGGAATTGGTACGACCTCCTCTACGCTGGCCAGATCGAGGCTCAGACCTGGACCACCACGGCCTTCGGTGCTCTCACGTCTCTCCTCGCTGGCACCGACTGGTACGTCGGCCAGGTTGACCCTACGGCCACACTTGGATGGGAGAACGAGTCGGGTACGGTGCTCGGCGTGCTGAAGCAGGTTGCCTCGGTGTACGGTGGCGACCTGGTCTTCGACGACGTCAACAAGTTCGTACACCTGCTGAACCAGGGTGGACGAGACCGGGGCACGTTCTTCAGCTACGAGAAGGGCATCACCTCGGCTCAGAAGCGTGAGGACACGACCAACCTGGTGACCCGTATCTACGGCCGGAACGCGGATGGCCTCACCATCGCACCGGCCAACAACGGGGTCGACTACATCGAGGACTTCAGCTGGACCACCGAGGTCCGGCAGAGCACCTACGACTTCAAGTCGGGTATGACGCCTCAGGCCATGATGCGCTTCCTGCAGGCTTTCATCGTCGACCGCGCTCAGCCCACCATCAGCTACGAGTATGAGGTCGCAGGCCTCATCGACCGTACCGAGGAGGTTGACCGCTTCGAGGTGCTGGACATCGTGTTCGTGATGGACGAGGACTACGCTCAGTCGGTCAAGAGCCGAGTGGTTCAGCTGGAGATCGATTGGGTCGACCTCAGGAACAGCAAGATCACCCTCGCGAACAAGCTCCGCTCGCTGGCCAACTCGGACGCGAGCACTGACCCCGGTGCCCTCACCACGGGCCAGACCATTGACACGCGCGACATCAACCCGTTCAACCTCCTCATCAACAGCCGAGGAGACAACGGCATGGCGCATTGGGCTGGCTCGGGAGTGCAGGTCGTGGAGGGAGGAGCCACGGGTCGGTACTCGTTCGCGTTCGGTGCTGCTGGTGGCTCGCTGGAGCAGACCGTGGCCAGCGACAACCGAGAGAACTTCGTGTTCTCTGCTCAGGTGGACGCGAACACTGAGGCCGCTATCCAGATCGAGGTCACCTTCCAGTACACGGACGGCACCTCGGAGACCCAGATCCTGGAGCTGTGACATGGCCGCGCGACGCACTACCTTCCGGAACCCGAGTAGCTTCAAGCAGACCCTCACCATCAAGGTGAAGATCACCACGGCCTCGGGCAACGTCAAGGTCACCGACCTCATCCTCCAGGCTGGCACGACCGGTACAGGCTGGCTTCCCAACGTGACGGAGATGCCCTGGACTACGGGAGTGGTGAGCTAGATGGCGTTCATCAGGACATTCGGTACGCTGAGGCCGAGCAAGCCGACCGTAGGTGTGGCCGTCAAGATCACCTCTCAGGATGAGGCTCGGGTCACCGACATTCAGCTGAACCCCGGCTCCAGCCTGTTCTCGTGGTCTCCGATGGTCGGCGACCTCGGGCTGGTGCAGTCTCCTCGCTGGAGGTACATCAACGGCATGATCTCCAACGACTACGCCACTTGGGTGATGTCGGACGAGGACTTGGCCAGCCCGTATCACGGTGAGGTGTTCCCTGTAGGAGTGCAGACCGTGAGGTGGGGCCAGCTCTACCTCGGGGAGATTTCTTCCAGGCAGACCTTTGACGGTCCAGGGTACGCCGTAAGCGTCGGGGCAGGGGTTACACCTCACCTGACTCCCCGCGCCGACCAGAGGCTCGACCTGGAGACCTCTGGGATCATGTCCGCTATCGTCGGGGTCAAGGGCATTCACGAAGACCCCGGTAGTAGCGCTCGAACAGACGCTGGCTCGGTAACAGCCGCTCACGCAGAGGGATGGTCTGCAGTGTGGGGCTGGCACGAGTCGTGGAATGCAGTACTGACAGAACATGGAGAATGGTGATGGCACTCTCAAAGCCTGACTACCCTACCTACGGTCCGGAGACGTTCGCGAAGCTCCAGGAACTCGTGGACACCTTCTACGCGAACGATACGGAACTGAAGGATCTGATCGACAACATCGCACCGAGCGTGTCTGTCGAGACAGCGGCCATCACGCTGGCCTCGGGGTACAGCAACAACTCGTCGTATGTGGCCAGCACGGCTATCAAGATGGGAAACCTGGTCACCATCGACCTCGGGCTGGTGAATTGCCCCTCCTCCATCGGCGGGAACAGCTACTTCACCCTCGGCACCATGCCCTCGGGCTACCGGCCTACCGGCAAGCACCGTATGGGCGTCGGCATGATCTACGCGGCCACGGTCATGAAGCCGGTACAGCTTCGACTCAACACCGACGGCTCCATCAACTTCCTGTCCGCTGAGACCGTCTCCAACGCGAGCTACCTGTTCGCCTCGGCTATCACGTTTGCGATTTGATCATGGGACATCGAGTAACTCTCTGGCACGCTAACCAGACCGTCCGCACCGAGGGAGTGCTGGACAAGTACGGCGACATGATCGACGACGTGTTCCTGGTGGCATACGAGCTTCGCACCACGGGTCTGATCAACCTCAACATTCAGAACACGGTCGAGGCTGTGCGAGCTAAGCACCCGAGCATCCGCTGGTGGCTCACCATCCAGTGCTTCTCGAGCGCGGCCTGGAAGGCTATCGGCACGCCGGGCGACCCTCTCCGGGACTCGGTGCTCTCCCAGATGGAAGCCATCTACGCGGCCTATCCGTGGATTTACGGCCTCGACATGGACGCTGAGGGCTTCGGGAGCAACGTCACTACGGCTCAGGCGATGGCTGGCTACCGTGCCCTCGGCGACCACGCTCGGTCGTTCGGCAAGAAGCTGAGCGCGGCTCTGCCAGCGGCCACTCAGGGCAACTACTCGGTCGGTGGGGAGACCTGGCTCGACTACGAGATGTTCGGCGAGTACCTCGACCAGGTGGCCATCATGACCTACGACTTCGCGTGGTCTGGCTCGGCTCCCGGCCCGATTGCTCCTCGCTTCTGGATTCAGAACGTGTACGACTGGGCCGTCTCGGTCATCGACCCCAACAAGATCCTCATGGGAGTACCGGCCTACGGCCAGAATTGGTCGATCCACGTTCCCACTCAGGAGCTTCCGGGCTATCCTGGCTGGCCGTACCGGGGCAACTCGGGAGCCTACTACTGGTTCTGGTACATGGCGACCGGCGAGTGGGGAGCCATGTCCGGTGATGACAACCCAGACCCCGCTGAGTGGAAGCAGACTCATGCGAGCTGGTTCACCTACAGGGACATCGAGACCAACTCTCCCTTCACCCTGATCGGTTGCTACTGGTGGTCCACGGCCAGCCACGTAGTCGGGCGCTCGGGTATGGAGATGAACAGCTACAACGGCAAGGCCTACCTGACCCGCTACGGTAAGGCGGCGGCTGACCCTGTCGGCGGCATGGCAGACCAGAGGGCCACTACTCAGTACATGGAACACGCTGTCCGACCCATCCAGGTCATCGACTCGGCTGGCCGCTGGCACAACCAGGACGTTCACAACCTGACGCTGGAGGTGCTTCAGCGCGACCCTCAGTCGGCCACCATCATGGATGACGACTGTGCCAACACGGGAGCACTCGACATCTACTACAGCCGCTCGGGAGCCGCTTGGTCGCACTGGAGAGCCGGTGACCCTATCCTCAACCCTCGGGTCTACGGTCAGTACCGTGTGGCCGGTGCAGGACGTCTCAGTCTCACCAACATCAACTCTGGTGGCGACTATCATGTGCAGGGCCGCTTCCAGCTTCCGGCGGCTGGACGCGCCGGTGTCTTCTGTGGGAGCTTCGAAGCCACGGTGAACCAGGCCGGTGCCCTCGTGCTCAGCCGTAACGGCACGACCCTCGCTACGGCCTCGGTCGCTGGCCCTGGCACGAGCACTACGCCGGGGTCTGGCAGGGCTGTCGTGGGTCTCCGAGTACGCGGCAACCATGCACGAGTGTACTACAGCCTCACCGAGAACAGCGTGCCTCTCGTGCTGGAGTACACTGACCCTTCGGCCACACCAGGACCGAGCGGGATGCTCAGCACGAGCGGGGCCGCTTGGTTCGACCACGTGCGATGGGGCGACGCTTGGTGGTATAACCCGCGTGAGGCCGTGGACGTCCAGGTGGGAGGGTTCACGTTCACCAACGTGGGCCGAGTGCCCCGCACCAACGTCACCTGGGACAGCTTCAACCGCTTCAGGGTGAACACCGATGTGGAGGAGCGCTCGACCCGTACTCAGGGCATCTCCGCTGACTGGGAGTTCATCCACCTGAAGGGTATCGGCATCCCGGCTGGCCAGACCAAGAACGTCCGTATCATCCCGAGAGACATCGACTGCTGGATCAGCACGGCCTACCTGTGCGACCCCAAGGGCACGAGCTTGTCGCACTACGCGGATGCCGAGTACATGCAACACAGCCGAGACCTCGCGAACGATGAGTGGGGTCTGGACGGCATCGCCGTCTGGCGGCTCGGGCAGGAGGACACGCGCTTCTGGGAACGAATCAAGGGAGCTAGGTTGGACCCAGCCAACAGGATCGATATCCTAGCCTAGCCAACACAACTAAGGAGAATCACAATGGCAACCCTCAAGAACCACAAGGGCTTCTGGCTCCGGGACGACGCGGCGGCGGCGTTCGATGCCTACGAAGCCAAGTACGGCAAGCGCACTGTCAACAGCGCCGGTCGCACCAAGGCCGAACAGCAGGGTCTCATCAACCGCTGGGACGCTGGTGGCAAGTACAACCGACCCCCGTACCTCTACGCACCGGCCCGACCGGCCAGCGCGAGCAACCACGTTCGCAATGGAGGTGTGGCCATCGACATCGGCGATTGGCGTACCTTCAAGGAGCACTCCGAGGAGTTCGGCTTCAAGTGGTACGGCAACTCGGACGTCGTTCACTTCGACTTCGTCGGCTGGAACGGTGGAGTGTCTCAGGACACCAAGAACCGTCAGGAGTGGCTGAACAAGGCTCGGGGAGAGAAGCTCGTCGTCGACGGCATCCAGGGCAAGGCCACCACGGCCGCGATCAAGCGATACCAGAAGTTCCTCGGCGTGACCGCTGACGGCATCTGGGGTGACCGCACTCAGGCCGCGCACCAGACGTACTGGGATGCATGGCACTCCAAGCCGACCCCCAAGCCGGGTCGCGGCGTCATCCGCCGTGGGAGCAAGGGCCAGCTGGTCAAGGACCTCCAGGCTCGGCTGAAGCGGGACTACGGTCTGTACGCCTCGAAGCTGGCTGTCGACGGCATCTTCGGACCCGCGACTGAGGCCGTGGTTCGGGAGTTCCAGAAGCGCGCCGGACTCGTGGTCGACGGCATCGTCGGCGAAAAGACGTGGGCCAAGCTCGGCTTCTAAGCTACACTGGAGGGGTAGTATGCTGGAGGTAATCGAACGCATTGGGGCCGTCCTGACCCCTATCCTCGTGACCGTCATCACGGTGTACGGGGGAGTGCTGGTGGCCCGTCTCAACAAGGTCAATAACAAGGTCGAGAAGGTACAGTCGGACATCATCACCAACCATGGAAGCAAGAACATCGGTGACGCGATCGATCGCCTCACCACCAAGGTAGGAGCCATCTCTGAAAACCAAGACCGTCTGATCCTGGACGTGGCGGCTCTCAAGAGGCACGACGCCGAGGTGGATACCCGGCTGGACAACATCGACAAGTCCAGCACGGATACCCGTAATGCAGTAACCGACACCATCCGTGTCGTCAAGCCGTTCCACAAGCTCGTGGACAAGCTGAAAGGTAACTAACATGGAAACCGTTGCAACTCTCGCAACCGTCCCCGCTGTCATCGCCCTGGTGACGCTCTTCAAGGATCTCGGTCTCCCGAGCAAGCTGTCACCGCTGGTGGCCGTGGTGCTCGGTGTGGCCCTCACGATCCTCGGTGCCCTCTCGCTCGGCACCGTGTCCAATTGGTACGAGACGGTCTCGCTCGGGGTCATCCTCGGGCTGAGCGCGTCCGGCCTGTACGATGGCGCTCGTGCCATCGGCAACAAGACGCCCGACACCTCGTCGGTCGAGTAAGGAAACACACATGGCAATCGACTTCAGCACGAGCGCAACTCAGGCGCTCACGGCCAGCTACGGCCACACGGCAGAGAAGACCTGGAGCACGGTCCGGAACTTCCCGTCCGGCCCTGCGAAGGTGCTCTTCACCGACATCTCGGTGGGGTACATCTCCAACATCGGGTTCATCTCGTACACGTTCAACTTCGCCGTCTACCGGATCGGCTTCTACCGGAACGGGTACGGGGCTGGCTACGGCAAGCGGAACATGACCTCGGTCACCAAGTACTGGGGAGTCCAGTCGTGGGTGTCCATGGGAAGTGTCCCTGCTGGCCAGTACCGGATGGTCACCCAGAGTGACTACATCAACAACGGCCCGAACGGCAAGAACGGCCCGTACCCGATGCCCGGTGAGGTCCGCGCGAGCTTCCGGATCATCGTCGGCTGACGCCTGACAAGCAAGAAGCCCTCCTCGGCTACCGGGGAGGGCTTCTCTTGTGCTCGGGTTAGGCTAGCGGGAACCGCTCCTCCAGGCCAACCACGGCGACCCCGAGGTCGGTCTCGAGCCGACCGCGCTGGTGGTCGATGCGGCGGATGCGGATGACCGTGGCCTCATTGCCCTCGGGGTCGATGATGACCTGGCCCTTGGTGAGATCCTCTGCCTTGATGCCCTTGCTAGCCATGATGGCCTCCTTGCTGGTGGTGGGGTACTGCTTCGAACACTTGAAGTTTAGTGGAGTTCGATCGAGAACTCAAATCGAGCGGGAGTACTGGAACTCGACCCAGTTGTATTCCCCCTGCTCCCCGTGAGGGTACTGCTCGACCCAGCGCTCGGCGCGCTTGCGAGAGGAGGTGTGGCCGACGACGAAGACTTCGCCCTTGAAGGAACCGATGATGATGAACATGAGAGTAGTTTGCCTGACTACTTCGAGTTCCGCAAACCCTCGTTCGCGAGAGCGGCCACGACCTCGGCGCACTGGAGTAGGAGCTTCATTCTAGTAGGCTCGTCGATGCCCCTGAGGCGCTGAGCGCGCTGTTCAGGGGACATCTTGACAAGCTGTGCCAGTGTGACGCTCACAGCCAAGCTCCCTTGGTGGGACGCTTGCCGAACGCGAAGCTCACGTCGTCCCGGCTCGGCTCCAGTGTGGCCGTGAAGGTGATGCGACGGCCCTTGAGACCGTCCATCCAGCCCTCGTACTCGTCGCCGGTGTACTCCTCAACGGCCTGATCTGCCTGAGCCTTGGGGAGCGAGCACCACACCTTGAAGCCCTGGTCGTCCTTGACCAGGATCTTGTAGGCCACACCGTAGTCGCTCTCGACGACCTTCGTGCTGGCAACCTCACCGGTCACGACCACGCGGCCCGAGGGAGCCGGGTGAGCCTGAGCCTCAGCGTCGCGCTCGGCCTGGATGGTGACCATCTTGTGGACAGCGGCCACCATGTTGTCGGTGAGGCCGTTCTCGGACGCGTTGAAGAGCTTGCCAGCCATCGTGCGAAGGAAGCCGTTGGTGCGCTTGATGACCGAGTAGTCGCCCGTGGCGTAGGCCTCGTTCTCGTCGTCGTAGGTCTTCTTCAGGAGGGCCAGCACCTCGGGGTCGGAGAGCTTGAGAGCCTCGACACGAGCGTCGCGAGCGGCGACCACCTTGAGACGCTCGGCCTCACGCTTACGGTCACGCTGAGCCTTGCGGACAGCGCGCTCGTGGCACCACTTCTCAGCAACCTTACGGTCGGAGCCGAGGTGGTCGCCGAGCTTGGCAGAGGTGTTGTCGCAGTCGTAGCAACGGGAGTGCTCACCGTTGTGGGAGTAGTGACCCTGTCCACCACAACGACGGCAACCCTTGTAGAACTCTCCCTCGAACTCCAGGTAGTAGAAGCCCTCGTGCTCGATGAAGGTGGGGTTGATGGGTGCGAAGCCGGTGTTGTTCATGAGATCAGTTTTGCACACCTTCGAGAGAAGCGCAAATCAACCGAGGAGGTACACCACTCCGAACAGGAACGCCTGTAGCATGTCCATGCCATAAATAGACAGGAACACGGCTACGGCCACGAGTACCGTACCGAGGGCCACTGTGAACAGCAGAGGCAACCACAGGAACGGGATGAGGAACAGGTTGATCTTACTCATGATGTAATCTCCTCTGGAGCGGGCTTCTTGATGATCTTGAGCTTGTCGTTGAGGTAGTGCTGGTCGTTGCCCATCTTGGTCTGGACCCCGAGCCTCAGGAAGTCGCTGTCCTCCTCGGGGCTGGCCAAGCTCAGCACGAACTCACACCACGCGTGAAGGGCCGTGGCTCCCAGGATCGTCTCCTGGATGCTCTCACCCTTCTCGAAGACGCGCTTGCGAGTGTGGTGGATGAACATGATGGCACAGCCAGTAGCTCGGGCGATGGTGCGGACGTCCTTGAGGATGCTGTTCATTTCCTTCTGGTCCGACACGTTGTGGTCTCCGATGGCCATGCTGAGAGTGTCGATGATGACAAGCTTGAGCTTGTACTTCTCGATGGTCTCGTACAGCCGTTGCTTGTCCTCGGGGGTACTCAGGTCGGCTGTCGAGAAGTGGGTGAACAGGCTCATGGGGACCGGCGGCTCCCACGTGAGGTCAGGCTTGATGTGGCCGTCCCAGTGATACTTGTACCGGCCATTGTCGACGTCCAGCGACTTGCGCAGACGGTCAGCGAACAGGTACTCCCCGTCCTCCAGGGAGAGGAATCCCACCGACACGGGACGCCTCAGCCCGATGCCGAGCGGCCTGCGACCCGTTGCCAGCCCGAGAACCATCTCTATAGCGACACGGGTCTTGCCCACCTTGGGAGCGGCCACGAGCAGACCGACACCGGCCTCGGGGATGATACCAGGCACGACCCACTTCATTGGCTTGCGCACGATCGGCCCGAAGGCTCCAGGTGTGGCCAGCTTCCAGGCTTCTACCTCGGGGGTCTCGTGGCTGTCGTGCTCCTCCTGAGCCTGCTGTCGCTCAGGATCGCGCTCGGTTGGCTTGGTAGGCTCGGCCTCATACGCGCGTCCGATGTCCTCCTTGAGACGCTCGGGGTCGTCAGCCCACTTGTTCCACTTGGTAGCCTTGATGAGCTTGAAGGCCAAGTCCTGAGGGAGTCCAAGCTCGGACGCGTTACGTGCGAACCTCCAGAGCACCTTAGACCGGTCACCGTAGGGGTCGTCTGCTCCCAGCTCGCTGGCCAGACCGGCCTTGAAGCCAAGACCCTTGGCCACACGAGACAGCAACTGACCGCGCGTGTACACGGTGCCAGCTGAGCGCAGGATGCGACCCTGGAACGGCTCCCGCTTGTGGTGCCAGGTGCCAGGCACTCGGAGAAGCTGGCCGATGTCCACGCCGGACTTGTCGGCCCCGAGCGCCTGAGTCAGCATCCCGATGAAGCCGTCACGGTGGAACTCTGAGGCCGGGAGCGGCTCGCTGAGGAGCCAGATCGCCTGCTTGTGGCCGGGGCTGGTCTCCCACATGTAGGAGGGCCGGAGACTCTCGAGAAGCTTGTCGTTGTAGCTGTCGTCGCAGTCCACCCAGACCACGCGCTGAGCGGGGTAGTTGCTTCCGCTCGTGCCCTTCTTGATACGCCGGGTCTCACCGTGGCTGACAGCGGGAGTCCAGTACCAATCGACTGAGTCGGTAAGCTCGGGCACCTCAGGCTTGCGAGCGTTCAGCGAAGCACCCTCACGGAAGCGCTCCTTGTCCTTGACCCCGATGTTGGCGATGTGTGGCATCCACACGTTGCCAGACACTCCAGCATGACGCCACACCTTGCGCATGAGGTCTAGAGGCTTGATATCCACTCTACTACTTCCTGAACCTTGGGGTCGTGGCTGACGAACGTTACTCCACCGGCCTGACGGAACTTCTTGAGGTTGTAGCGCTGAGCTACGCTCGGTTGCTCACGGGCTGTGCGCTTAGCCTCAATCGCGAAGAAGTGCCCGTGAGCGCACCCTACGATGTCGGGGGTTCCCTTCTGCTGAAAGGAACCCCCGTGGGTGCGAAGACAGTACACTCCTGGCAGGGCATTGAGCCGAGCCATCATCTTACGTACGATCTCCGCTTCATCCATCGTCAGCGACGCTTGACGACGCGCTTGCGAGCGGGAGCGGCGGTCTTCTTGGCCGGTGCCCGACGCTTGGGAGCGGGAGCCTCTTCCGGCTCCTCTTCCTCGTCCTCGTCGTCCTCGAACTCCTCGTCTTCGAGTTCCTCGTCGTCCAGGTCGTCCTCGTCGAGGTCGTCCTCGTCGTCCTCGTCGGCCTCCTGCTCCTCCTCGATCATCTCGATGAGGTCGGCCTTCTTGACGCCGTTGGTGTCGATGCCCAGCGACTTGGCCAGCTTGCGAAGCTCGGGGAGCGTGAGGGTCGAGAGGTCTTCGCCCTCGTCCTCCTCATCCTCCTCGTCCTCAGCCTCGTCGGCCTCGTCGTAGTCGTCGCCCTCTTCGTCCTCGTACTCCTCGTCATCGTCGTCGGGAGCCGAGCCGTCCTCGTCGTCCAGGACGCTGAGGTCGTAGGTCGCGTCGACGGTGGAGCGGCCAGCGTACTGACCGACCTCGTCCGAGACCTCGACAGCGATCTCCTTGCCGACCGGGCTGTTGGGGTCGATGTTGAGCGCCTTCTTGGGCACTGAGATGCCAGCGGCCACGAGCAGGTCGCGGAGCTTCCAGAGCTGGTTCTGCTGGAGCTTGCAGTAGAACGGGAAGCGACGTGCCTTGTAGCGCGGGTCGGTGGGCACGAGCGCGTACACGAGCATGTCCGTGCCGTCCTGTGCCTCCTTCTCCTCGACGCTTGCGATCTTCATCCGGTGCAGACCCTCGGGGATGCCCTTGGTGTTCCAGCCCGAACGCTCTTCGACCTTGGTGAAGTCGAGACGGATCTTCTTTGCCATGATGTGTTTCTCTTCTCTTTCTTGGGGTATCTCGACTAGCGGGTCCAGCCGAGAAGCTGGTTCAGTCGGCCGATGCTCGGCGACTTGAGGTAGGGAGGGGTTCCGTTGTAGACGCGGCTACGAGCACCGGCCACAATCGAGGAGGACGGCCCGAGCCAGAGACGCCGAACGGGCTTCTCGTTGACGTGAGCCACGTACAGACGGCCGATGACGTCGGACATCTGGAGCAGACCTGAGGCCGCGCCGGGGGAGAGGTCGACCGTAGTCATGACCCCCGTGTCCTCGTCGACGTCCTCAGAGACCCAGTCCTCGTTCGGCAGGATGAGCTTCTCCTGAGCCAGGACGATGCTCTGCTTGGACTTCTCGTCGCGCAGAGTGCGGATGAGGGCCAGCAGAGCGCTGTTCGCCGTGCCGTACTGAGCCTGAGAAGCTCCCCCACCTCGGGTCATCTCGAACAGCATCGTGGCGTGCAGAGATGTGGCCGTGTCCACGATGATCCGGTCGTGGCTCCGAACGAAGGCACCGTTCATGAGCTTGGACAGGTTCTTGGCGGACATGTCCTCCTCGACCGTGATGCCGGTGAGGTCGAATCCGATGAGACCCTGGTCAGCCGAGAGGATCGCGGTCTTGCCCTTCTTGGCGTCCTTGAGGGCCAGCGTGGTCTTGCCAACCTTGGGTCGGCTGTAGATCGTGTAGATGCTCACAGAACGGCTTCCTCTCGTGCTCGGTGTGCCCACTTGATGCTGAGCGGCCCCACCTCGGGAGCCAGCGTCACGACACATGCCTCTCCAGGCTGAGCCTCACAGTAGTCGCACTTGTGGTCGATGGCTTTCTTCACTTCTTCGTTCCCTTCTTCTGGTTGGGGTAGTAGTCGAGCGGGTCGCGGGTAGTGACGTACCTCGTGCGCTGTTCGATCTCGCTGGTGCCGTGCATGAGGTCGGCCACGGTGAGGTCCTTGTAGTTGCACATGAAGCTGGAGCACGCGTGAAGGTTGCGCTCCACACAATCCGGGTCATCCCACTTGTATTGTAGCAGACGCCGAGCCGAAGTGACAAACGACTTGCGCTGACGCTCTGCCTGCTCGGGGGTGAACACCAGACGGTCGCGCCGGAACTCTCCTGAGTAGTCCTTGTGCTTCAGTTCGACCAGGAACTCCTCGATGTAGGCGCGCTCCTTGGGGTCTTCGACAGCGAGCAAGTCCTTGCCCCGGATGACCGTGAGCATACCGTTCTCGATGAGCCACTCACGGAACACCGGGTAGGTCGTGCCTCCAGGCTTCAGCACGCGGCTGATGGTGCCCTTCTGAGTGAGGGTCGGCCGCTTGATAGCGTTCGTACGACAGTAGTCGTAGATGAACCCCTTGGGCTGAGGGAGCGGCTTCCCCTTGTACCGAAGCGCCTTGTACTCGGGCGATGTGGCCACGGCCCACAGGTACGAGTAGTGCTGGAAGGCAAGCTCTCGATACCTCCAGTCGGGAAGCTGAGCGTGAGTCTTGTGGTCGCCGAGCCACACATCACCGTACTCGTCGATCCAGATGATGTCGATACGGCCTCGGTAGAGCACCTTACCCTTGAACATGGGTCGCTCGACGGTAAGCTCCACAGCAACGGGGGTCAGCACGTCGTTCCGGTGAACGTAGTCGTAGCTGAGCACGATGTTGTAGCACTCCTCAGCCAGACCGGCTGTCTCCTCCTCGAAGGTGGTCTCCTCGGCCTTCCGAGTCAGCTCCTTGTGGAGCTTCTTCCAGTCCCCTCCCTTGCCCCGCTCTTCGAGCAGAGCGTGGACCCAGGTGCCACGAGTGAGCGGCTTGGACTCGATACGCGGCCGAAGCCCGAGCACGATCCCGTAGTAGGTCTCTCGTGGGCACTCGACGAAGGTGCTCACCATGGACTGAGTGATGACGAGCTTGCCATCCTCGGTTGTGGGCCAAGTGCCACGGGGTCCGTGCCAGGCCTTCGATCCGGGCTTCTTGCCCGTGCTCGGGAGTCGGGTAGCCATCAGAGCACTCCCACAGCCACATAGCACGAGATGCATCCCTGAAGGTGCTGGCCCGTGTGCTCAGAACTCAGCAAGGGGTTCTCCTCCCCAACACCGGGAGATTGTGACATCTGCCTTGAGGAAGAATTTACGCGAGAGACCATCATCAGCCCTTTCCATTGTCTCCTTGACGATACGGCCTACTCGACGTGCCGTCTTATACGGGGCCGTAAGACAGACGGAGTCGTGAACCGTGGTTATAAGTTTAGCCCCAAGCTCGGGTAGCCGCAAGTCTCTGGCCAGCCTACCTAGCGAGAGTAGCATGAAGTCACTTCCGGTTGACTGCACTGGAGCGTTGACCGCTTGCCTGAAGGCGTTCTCCTGGACCCAGTAGTCCGAGTGGTACACTCGGGGCAAGTGGCGGAACCTTCCAAACTCATTGTGGACTCCACCGTACTCCATCGCTTCCTTGCGCTGTTTGCGATACCACTCGGGGAGAGCGGCGAAATTGGTGAAGTACTCCTCGCGGAAGGCCAGCGCTTCCTTGGCTGTGACGGTCACACCGTAGTTGCTCTGGACGTAGTCGCCGAAGTGAGTCTCCCTCATGCCGTAGATGAAGCCGAAGTTGACTCCCTTGGCAAGCGACCGGTGCTCCTTGGTGATCTCACCGTCCTTGACGAGACGCCGAGCCATGTAGGTGTGAATGTCCTCACCGGCCTCGAACAGCCCGAGCATGGTCGGGTCTCCCGAGAGCACAGCCGCGATGCGAAGCTCCAGCTGGCTGAAGTCCACCTCGATCCAGGCCTGACCGCGCTCGCCGAAGAGGTTACGTGTGGCCCTGTCGCGTGGAATCTGCTGGCTGTTGAGACCAGGGTTGTCCTCACCGGGGGACCGACTGCTAAGGCGTCCGGTGACCGTACCCGTGAGGCTGAAGCTCGTGCTGATACGACCGTCCACCGTCCGCTCCTCAATCGGAGTCAGGAACCCGGTGAGTTGCTTGTACAGGGTCGAGCGCTTCGAGAGGAGCCGAGCCGCCGGATGGTCGATCTTGCTGAGGTCTTCCTGGCTGAGGCCGGGGTTACCCTCAGGCCACGTCTTGGTCGGCTTGGTACGCCGAGGGCACATAGCACCCTGATATTCGTACAGCCACCACTTAGTCCAGTTAGTTGCTCCCCACTTGGGCTTCGTCTTCTGAAGCCACTCGGGCCAGCGCTCCTTCGGCGGGATGCTCTTGTCGAGTTGCTGTTCGATCTCGGCGATCTCAGCCTCCACACGGTCTCGAGTCTTGCGGACCATGCCAGCCCTCACGGGTAGCCTGTTATCCTCCATCTGAGTGAGAGGGAGCACGGCCGGAAGCATGATCTCGCGCATGACGCGCACCGGGTCTTCGTTGGGCTTGAGGTTCTTCCTGATGTGGCGTCGTTGTTCGCGCAGAAGCTCACGAGTGTAGTTGACGTCCTTACCGTTGTAGATGCTGACGCGCTCCTTGCTCTTGGCCAGCACGCGCTTAGGGATGCTCGGGTCGTCCTCGTAGCGCCCGAACTCGTCAGCGTACCCGGCCACATTGTCGTCAGCCCAGTCCTCGTACCCGAGCTTGCGCACCACCACGTCCTTCAGGCCGATGGGATGGTTCTCGTCCAGGAGGTGGGCCATGAACATGGTGTCCCACGTGGTGCGTACTCGGGCACCGTAGCTCTTGAGCCAGCGCTCCTCGAACGGGCTGTTGTGGGCGACCATGCTCCTGATCCGGAGCTTGCCGATCTCCCTGAGGTCCTGAGGCCACCACACGAGCGCGTCGTCGCGATCGTACGGGGCGAACCCTACGCACAGGATGCGACCCTTGCCCACGGTCAGAGACGTGGTCTCGATGTCCGTGATGATGGGTGCCTTGGACTGTGCCAAGTACGCCTGGACTTCTGCCAGGCTCTCACTGATGGTGAGTTGCATGATGGTGGACTCCTAAGCTGAGAGGAGTCGTTCAACGGAGACCAATCCGTCCAGTGGAAGCCTTACCTTCACTGCCTGGAAAGTGGAACCGACAGGGTTCGAACCTGTAAGGGAATTACTGAGTGGCGCGATGACAAACACTCTACCCTGAGAGGCCGTGTATCTCTGAGGATACCTCGACCGCTCGCCTTATCCTGGCTTCAGTCCCAGAGGTGACCCCCGGTTCCGAGGGGAAGGAGCACCGGGGGTCGTTGGGGGTCAGCGCGTGGGACGCTTGCGAGGAGCGGCCTTCGCGGCGGTCTTGGCCGGAGCGGCCTTCGCCGGAGCCTTCTTCGCGGGAGCCTTCTTCGCCGGAGCGGCCTTGACCTCGACCTCACGCTCGGGCTTCTCGATCTCCCAGCCAGTCGGAAGCTCGTCGACGTTCGCGATGGCCTCGTCGACCAGAGCGTCGAACGTGCCGTCCTCGATGGCGTTGACGAAGGCCTGCCACGCGATCGCACGCATCGCCTTGTAACGGTTCTTCTGGACGTCGATGCCGTGGGCCTCGATGACTCGGGCGATGCCCTCGTTGACGATCTGCTTGTTCGTCGGCTCGGCGACCTCGGTCTCCTCGACGGTCTCTTCCAGGACTGCGGCCTTGGTGGAACGTGCCATGATGTTGTCTCCTTGATTCGGTACTGCTGTGGATTGTGGGTTGGAGCCTCTCGGCCCCGGTAGCTACAAGCTTGCCTGACCAGACAAGCGAGCGCAAGCCCAAACCCAACATTTCTTGAGAATAGATTCTGAGGCCTAGCGGCACTAGATCTTGCGGCGGCGATTGATTCTCTGCACAACCTTGTGGAGGTGGTCGTGGTCCTCCTGGAGGGTCGTCCACACGTCCTCATCCACGGTGCCTCGGCCACACAAGAACCACACTGTCGGGCTGGCAGGGCTGAGCTTGATACGGTCTGAGGTCTGCTTGAACGTAACGTAGTTGAAGTCCGAGGTGTACCAGATGAGGTCCTGGGCCACCGAGATGTCCACGGCCATAGCCACGGTCCTCGGCTGGACAAGGAGCACCCGAGCGTCTGGGTCTCGCTGGAAGGCCTCGATAACGTGGTTCTTCTCAGGTGTGGCCCCGGTGATCACCAGGTGACCGATGCCCTTGCGCCTCAGGTAGCGCTCGACCAAGCGCACTTCCCACAGGTGAGTGCAAGCCACGATGGTCTTACCCTTGCACCTCCTCAGCACCGAGCCGAGGGCACCGAGCCGAGCACGCGCGGCCTCGGGCACGGTAAACGACCGGCCCTCATCGTCCTTGAGCCAACCTCCGACCAGGGTTCGCATCCTGAGGAGCCGGGTCAGAGGGTTGAGGCCGATCACAGCCGTGTCGTCGTCGGTAGCTCGCTTGGGGTCGCTGAGCCACTTCCGGCCACGGTAGTAGACGACTCCCTTCTTGAGCATGGCTCGGTGAGCGCCCATCACGCTCTCGGGCACCGGGTAGCGCACTCGGCGGACAGGCACCGGGTCTCCAGGGCCAACCATCGTGATGACGTTCGGCTGGATATATCGGTTCAGCTCGTACTGCCTGATGGGTCGTACAAGCTCGGGGAAGCCCTTGACCGTGCTCCACTCCCCGAAGTGCTCTCGGAAGTCCCTGGCAGAGGGCCAATGATCCCGGATGGCCGGGTCTAGGAACGTCCACTGACCGTACACTGCATCGATCTGGCTTGGGTTAGTGACAGGCGTGCCAGTCATGAGGAGCCGGTACTTCCACTTGGATGCCAGCGGCCTGATGTTGCGCCCGAACACCGAGCTAGGGGTCTTGATGATGTGGCTCTCGTCCAGGAGCATCATGCCTTGGCCGGTGCACAGCTTGGACATCTTGTCGAGGAAGGGCTTCAGCCGCTTCCAGGGAGCCTTGCCGAACTGATCGTAGTTCACGAAGAGGAGCGTCGTGCCCCGGAACATGGCCTCGGTGGGATACGTGTTGCCAGCCGTCAGCGGGAAGAACCTGTAGGTGATGCCGAGCCACTTAGCCGCTTCGGTCTTCCAGGTCGCCTCAGCGATCTTGGGGCCGACGATAACGGCTACCCTCGGCTTGTGGTGCTCGATCCACTTGAGAGCGACTGCAGTCTTGCCCGAGCGCGGCTCTGCCCACAACGCGGCGAAGGTGCGACCAGGTTCGGTCAGCACCTTCAACGCTACTCGCTGGGAGTCTCTCAGCTTCATCAGACTCGGCCTGTCGCGTGCCAGATGTACACTGTGCGGATATCCACTTGGTAGATACGCGACAGCGCCTCCATGTAGCGCCTGTTGGCCTGGATGGCAATGCGCTCCAGCACGAGTTCGAACGCTCGGTCGATATCCATCATCTCTCCTTGAGAACGGCTACCACTCGGAAGAGCACTCGGTAGCCAGGTAGGTCTTCGGTCTGCTGGAACTCGAAGTCCCAGTAGAAGCCAGGGAGGGGTTCGGGGAGCAACCGGATGAGACGCTCCTGCTCGGCATTCAGCTTCTCAGTGAGCCGGTAGATAGCCTCGTTCGTGTGGCCTACCTCAGCGGCCAAGTCCTCCATGTTGACCGGGATGGTCTCAGATGGCTTCCGGTGAGGGTATGCTACGCGCGGAATCCGGTGCTCCCCGAACATGTCAGTTCCCGGTGCTCGGCGCGGCGATGTCCTGGTGGGCCACACCATGAGCGAGGAGCGCCTTGAGGTTCGGGCGGAAGTAGTTCGGACCCTTCTTGACTCGGCCCTCGAAGATGCCGTCGGGGTCGTTGGGGCCAGCGATGATGGGCTGGCCGTCCTCCCCGAACTTGCTCATGTTGGACCGGTGCACCTCGTCGAACAGCACCTCGGCATCGATGCCCATGACCACGAGACCCCCGAACGCCACGTACAGAATGTCGATGAGGGCATCAGCCTGTTCTACCATGTCGTCCTGCTCCAGTGCCTCCAGGAACTCCTCCAGCTCCTCTCGGATCAGCTCGTAGCGGACGGCCTTCTGCTCCTCGGGCATGACTCGGGCCGTGTGGCCCACGGGGAGAGCCATCGCGCGCTGGAACTCCAACACCTGGGACTGCATCTTGTTCATCGGTTCTTCTTCCTGTCTTCTCGTACGAGAGTCTGTTCCTTCTCGAAGATGGCCGTGAGCCGGTCCACCTCGTCCCAGCTGATCAGCTGGGGGTCTTCTGAGTCTTCCACTGCGAAGGGCGACATGATCACCTGGATCGCCTCGGCGAACCCCCGTGCCTCTGCCTCTAGCTCGGTGCGCTGTGCTCCCTTGCGAGTGCCCTCAGCCGTAGCGGCCAACTCATTGTAGCTGTTGTACAGCTTGCGCACAATCTGAGCGCCTACCGTGTCTCCAGCCTTCAGCACCGAGTTGAACCGGACGCGCTTGTCGGCGATGTGCTGGAACGCGCTCGTGGTGAGGTAGCGCGCGATGTCCTCACTGGTCTCGTGGCCAGCGTCCAGCGCGGCCTCAATAGCGTCTGCGATCACGTCGATGGTAGTGGTCTTGCCCATTCGCATCTTCTCGCGATCATCGATCACGGCGAACAGGATGCCCCTCCCGCTGAAGGCCTTCTGTTCGAGGTGGCACTCGCAGTCACAGTGATTACCTGTGCATGCCGCGTGCGACCCCGGTGACTCGTGCTGGCAGAAGCCAGACTTGGTCATGCGTCCCATGTTGCTCTCCTTGTAACGCTGGATGGTCAGCCCTTCATCCCAGTAGCGGTCTAGCTCGGCTGAGGCCTCTGCTCGGGTAGCTCGGGGGTAGGGCTTCTGGCCCCGAGCCGAGAGAACCCCCACCTTGAACAGGTGGTCAAGATGGGGGTGACTCGTGGCCTTAGCCGAGGTGCTGGTCGGCATAGCGGAGCAGGTCCAGCAGGGACTCGTCGTCGTGCACGAGCTTCTCGTACTGAGTGCCCCACGGGAAGCCCGGTGCGCTGAAGTGGGCCAGACTCTGGCTGAACTCCCCGGTCTCCTGATTGTGAGCCACCTGCATCACCGAGATGGACTTGAAGAGGTTCCAGTCCTGCTCGTGGTTGATCTGAGCGAGCATGCCGCTGATGTAGAAGTAGGCCGCATTGGTGCGGACCAGGGCACCCTGATTGTACAGCTCATCCGTGATGAGGCTGGCCTCAGTGTGGAACTTGAACACCAGGTGAGTGTCCGGCATGGCGAAGACCGTACGCACTCGATCGTCGTTCCACTCGTGGTCGGGCATGCTGAGCCGGTAGGCCATGTGCGTCAGCCAGTCGATCCGGTCGTACGTGATGGGGATCTCGGGAGCCTCCAGGTGATCCTTCTGCATCAGCGCGTGGACGTCCTTACGCGCGTTGTAGATGGCTGTGCCACTCCCTGCCAGGTTGGCCGCGCTCGTGCTCTTGCCGGTCTTGTCCGGCCCTTCGAATGCAATGAACATTAGATGATCTCCTTGACTTGCTTGATGAGTTCCGGCATGCTGATGATGTCCGGGCCGGTCCCGGTGTCCTTGTAGTACCTGTTCCAGTTTACCCCGATACGCATGACTCCACCAAGTTTGTTCCTGACGGAGACCCTGAGGTACTGGTGCACGTCGGGGTAGAAGCCCTCGGTGTACTCCAGGTGTGGCCGACCCACCTCGTCCAGAGGGTCGAGCGGGATCGTGGTCTCGATGGAGCCGTGCTGGTCGTACGCCACGGCCGGAAGCTGGAAGGCTCGGTTGCCGTTGCTGAGGTTGTCCAGGAACATGGCCAAGTCCTCACCGTGGAAGTGGAACGGCTTGGGCATCTCCCTCATCCGGTACCGGGCCACACTGAAGAACATCACGCATGCCGGGAAGCTCTGCTTGTTCAGCATGGCACCGATGCTCGGGTCGGCTACGGGACCGCTGAACAGCGCGTTACGAGCGGCCCCGTAGCTGGCATCCTCCCTGAGGTCGAACACGGCCTGAGCCATCTTGCAGGAGACTGCCAGGGAGCGCACCAGGAGCATCGGCTCAGCGATCCCTGAGACCTTCGAGGAGACGCGTTTGGCGTAGCGCTCCCCGTTGTCCTTGTACGTCTCCTCCAGCAGACTCAGGTGGATGATGTCGTCGTCCAGGACTACGATGTTCTCGTACCCCCGAGCGTCGGCGTCGATGAGGCACCTCATACGCGCTGGCCCGATACCCTTCTGAGGCTCAGAGACCACGGTAGCCCACGGGTACGCGTGCTGGTAGACCCGCTTCTCCATAGGCAGAACCACAATGTGAACCCGCTTCTGGATAGCCGCTGGAGCGTCGTTCAGCATCTCCAGCAGAGGAGCCGAGCCAGCCCGGAACGCGCTAGGCACGTAGATCGGGTACAGCCAGCTTGACTTGGACCGCTTCAGTAGCGGAAGGTGCTCATTCATGTGATTCTCCATCCGTCCCACTCGAACTCGGTGCGAGACCGGCCGACTCGGGAGTACGTGCCCTCTCGGGTCTTGAGTGTGTCACCAGGGCTACCCGTCTCCCCGTACTTGAACTCGGGAGGGAGCATCTCTCTGATGTGGAAGTGGTCCAGTCCATCCTCCAGGGCGAAGGACTGGCCGTGCATTGGCCCTCCATAGAGGGTGATCTGCTGAGCCACGACCGGCCTACCTCTTGCGAGTGTGGCCGAGCACCTTGCGGATAGCCTGGACTCCTCCAGCCACGATGGCGAACAGGATGATGGCGGCTCCCAGCACGATCATGGCCAGGAAGAACCAACCGAAGAACGGCAGAACCAGGTCCCAGGGGTTCATCGCGTGCCCTCCTTGCTCTCCTCGGGGAACCAACGCTTGATCTTGGATCGGCGGATGGCGTCCATGGCCGGGGGGATCATCACGAGCACGGCCAGGAGCATTCCCAGCACCATGACGATGAGACCGAAGGCCATGCCCAGGACTCCCAGCATACCCCACGTCATGATGCACTCTCCTCAGGTGCCATCCACACACGACGGGCGATGCGCTCCTCGGTGTCAGCGGCGGTCTCCTCCAGCAGAGCGAAGTGACGCGGGTAGACGTGCAGGTTGGCCACCTGGAAGGTGATGTCTCCCCGGAACACCGAGTTGCCCTCGGTGCCTCCGAACGCCGAATGGTTGTTCAGGTCGATGAGGAGCCGCTTCATGAGGTCGTCCCACATGCTGTAGTCAGCACGGTAGCCGAACACGGCATCCATGCTCCTCATCTGCGCGATGATGTGCAGTCGGTTGTCTGCATCGATCATGAAGTTGAGAGCGTTCGTGCAGATGAAGTCCCTGCGACCGTTGTATGCGGCGAGCGCGTGAATGTCACGGTCGCTGATGATGGCGACAGCGTGCCGAGTGCCCGAACCCTCCTTGATGAAGGTGTTGAGCACGCGCTGGTAGAGCGTCGGGGGAGCGGGGAGAAGCTCACCCTGACCGAACAGCACGTAGCCGTAGGCCGAGTTCACCTTCCCGTCCCAGCCAGCGCAAGCCTGGAACAGCTTGGGCACCGGCCCTTCCATGTCCTCCAGCTTGTCGCTCCCCGAGTTGAACCAGGCAAGCTCGCGCCTGACCCAGTCCTCGTTGATCTGCCCGATCATGCTGTCCTGAGTGGCCAGCCAATTGACCGAGTAGAGCACCTTGTTCCCGGTACGGGGGTCGATGGGAGCGTCCTGGAGAGCCAGAACGACGTCGTCGATGTTGTTGGTACGCATGCTCACTGACCTCCGACCAGAGCGTAGTTCTCGATGAGCTTGCCCTTGGTGAAGCTCTTGAGCTTGCCGATGGTGTGAGGTGCCTTCGGTGCTCGGAGCACCTTCATGACACCGGGGGAGGAGAGAGTCGGCAGAGCGATGATCTCGACCTCACGGTACTTGGGCTTGGCCTTACCGGTCTTGCCACGGTCGGTGTTCCGGACATCGACGTCGATCCACTTCTGGCCGACACGGATGGTGGGGTTCATGCTGTCCTCCTTGGACGTAAGGCCGGTATGGGGCACCGGCTAACCCATTATTGCAAGTAGAACTTATCTGCACAAGTGGTGGGCCACACCTAGCGCGGATACTAGGTGTGGCCCGAGCTTTGCTACTCGTCGTCGCTGATGAACATGGCGTGGCCGCACGAGAACGCGTACCAGATGCCCGACTCGGTGAACGAGACCTTGGCAACCTCAGCCGCGTGGCGCTCCAGCTGGAACTCGAGACGACCCGTGGGCTTGAGACCTCGCATGAACTCACGCTCAGCGGGAGTGTACTTGCCAGCGGGGCAAGGACCGGACCGGTGGCCACACGTGATGCACTGACCGCCGAAGTACTTGTGGATGCCCTCGACGCACTTGAGAGCCGAAGCGAGCTTGCGCTCGAGAATGGCCTTGTCGATGTTGGCCTTGCGAAGCTCGGCGCGAAGCGCGTGTGCCGACTTACCGAAGTGCTCTGAAACGCTCATGTTGTTGACTCCTTGTGGTTGAGGTGGTACTTAGAAGTTTAGCACGTATTGTCGAAGGTGCCAAATCGAGTTGGTGGGGAGGGCCGTAACCCTCCCCGTGGACTCAGCGCTCGGGGTCGAACTCCCAGTAGGAGTCGGGGCCGATGTTGCCGTCGTTGTCGATAGGCTCGACGTAGAGGCCAGGGTAGTAGAACTCCTCCAGGTCGAAGTAGAACCGACGACCCTCAGCCTCGATCCAAGCCGGGGAAGTGAACCCGTCGTGGTCGGTGACCATCTCGGGGGAGAGAACCAACTTGCTACTCGTGTACTCGCTCATAACTTCTATTATGCCCTCTCCCCTTCGAGATCTCAAATCCGGAATTGGAGGGAGGGCCGAAGCCCTCCCTCGGTGCTCAGCGCTGGTACTTCTCGACCAACGTAAGCTCGGTGCCCGGTACGAACAGCGACTCGTCGGTGCCGACCGGGTTGACCCACACGTTAGCCGTCGGGTCGCTGTCGACTGCGATGACCTCGACGCGCTTGCCCTGGTACTCGCAGATGTCCCACTTGCTGATGTTGTTCTCCATGACTTCTATTTTAGCCCTCTCCGTCGAGAACTCAAATCGAGGTGATTATGGCTACGCACCCATCGTCCCTGCGAGCGTCGATGTAGCCCTCTCGGGGCACCGGGTTCGCCAGGAAGGTGTTCGGCACCGGCTCGGGGGTCACCCCATGGAAGGCCGACCCGAAGATCAGCTCATCCATGAGGTGTTCGTAGAAGCTCACGCTCCGATGCCCCGGCCCTGGCCGACAGCCGTCCCCCCGGTGTTCGCGTTCTGGCCCGCTCGGTACCCGTCAGCCGCCGCTCCATCGCGGCCGGTAGCGGTCCGAGCACGGCCCTTGCGAGTGGCCAGCGAGTCAAAGTGCTCCTGGACCTTGGTGTCGCGGCTGGCCAGGACCAGGTCGGTGCCCTTGCTGGACTCCTCCACGACCGTGGCTCGTGTGGCCCTGATACGCGACCCGGCTCCAGTGCCGAAGCCGTGCACGAACGAGCGGCGGACCTTCTCCTGGTCGTAGGACGACTTCCAGGCGTGCTCCTCCTTGTTCGCCTTCCACCAAGCGCGGACGGCCACGGCCGACTGCACCTGGAGCGACTGGATGAGCGTGATGGCCTGTCGCACGTCCGACTCGAAGCCGATGACGTAGAGCACGAACGTCTTGCCTCGGTTGGCCCCGGTGTTCTGCAGGACGCGAAGCGCTCCCAGAGCGTTGCAGACAGCGGCCCCAAGGTTGATCATCTCGCCACGGTAAGCGCCGGTGAACTCGAGACGCTCCTGAACGATCTGCTCGGTCGGCTTGCCCTTCTTGGCCTCCAGCTGAGCCTGTTCGATGCCGTACTTGATCATGAGCCGCTCGGCGTGCTCGGTGAGCGCCTCAGCCTCTTCGGGAGTGGTGCTCTCGGCCTTGGCCAGAAGCTGGTTGATGAGTTCGATCTTCTTGTCAGACATGGCGGTGGACTCCTGTCGGTGAGGTGGTGGTGTGGCCTGTTGACTTCAAGTTTAGCCTACCTGGAAGCTGAGCGCAAACCCAGCTTCCAGGTTATGGGTTACTTGTAGCCGAGAGTGGATGCGCACGACTGGCAATACCAGGCGAACGTCTTCCACAGCTTGGGGTTCTGAGTGCTCGGGTACTGAACTCGAACGGCCTTGTCGTGGAAGAAGCTCCCACACTGTTGGCAATTGCTGACCGTGGGGTAGTTGGACTCGGTAACCTTGGGTGCCTTGTTCATGGTTTTAGTTTACCCTACCCTTCGAGATTTACCAAACCTAACTCAGAAGAACAAGCCGAAGCGCTGTTCGCAGTGGATGATGGTGTACCCAGGAAGGTAATCGGCCTGAAGCTCTGCCTCGGCCTTGGCGATGGCCTCGGCCTTGGTGCTGGCCTCGACGTCAAGCTCCTCAATGACCTTGTCGACGCCGGTGTACCAGGAAGCGAATACTGTGAATGTGCTCATAGTTGAAGTTTAGCCTATCCTTCGAGATTTACCAAATCCAAGTTGGGAGGAGGTGGAGCCGAAGCCCCACCTCCTCGGCCTCAGGCCTCGACCGGAACGAGCTTGAGTTCGCCGTTGTTGGGGTAGCGGCCTCGACCGGTGAAGACCAACTCGTACGTGACCTTGCCGATGAGCAGGTGCTCGCCGACTCCGATGCGCGGCTTCGGCTCGGTGTAGTGTGCCGAGATGGTGACGCCGATGAGGCTGACCTCAGGCTTGCCCGTGGCACGCTGGCCGGTAGCGTAGCGCTTGAGGTTGCCCTCCTCGTCGCGAGTGCTGTCGATGTAGATGTAGCCATCGATGCCCGCGATGTTGAAGGTCTCCGAGGAGATGAACTCGTGGGAGTAGCCAGCCTTGGTGCTCAGGGTGATGGTGGTAGCGCTCATGGTGTGTGCCTCCTTGGCAACTCGGTGGGGTGAAGCTCTGATAACATCAAGTTTGCACCTCCTCGACGATATTACCAAATCCAAATTCCAAATTCGTTGAGATCCCTAGCCGCTGTAGAACTCCACGTCTGCCATGAGGTCTCGGGTGACTGCCTCTATGCGCTCGGCTCGGCCCTCCAGGTCGGCCGCTCGCTGTCTCTCAGCCCGAGGAGGTGGCTCACAGTCGCCCTTGCCGTTGTGAGGTGCCATCGGATCGTACCCACAGCCAGGACAGTCCAGAGGGTTACCCATCAGTAGTCCTCTGGTCGGTTGCTCTTGCCGTCGAGAGAGGTAGGCCGAGTCCGCCGCTTGACGGGGGTCTTGGCCACACTCTTGGCTCCAGGCGGAAGCTCGTGGCCGCGTGCTTTCAGCCAGGCATGGAACCCCGCGTCAGTCTCGATCAGGTACTCCTGGTACAGGTGCGCCATCGGGTTATTGCGCGGCTGAGCGGCCTTCTTGCCACGCTTGTCAACCACCATCTGCAGGAGGGTCGCGGCCTCATCAGCGTTCCGCCGCCGGATGGCCTTCTCGGCCTGAGTGAGGAGCGAGATGACGTACTCGCTGTTCTTCACCGCGACGCTCATGTTCCGTCGATACTGGTCATTGTAGGTGTCCGTGTTGGCGATGCGCGCGCTCTTCTCCATCGACTCCTGCTCCTCGCCGAGCAGAGTCCGCACCTCCTCCAAATCCGCCTTCCGTACGCTCCCGCTCGACTTCAGGTCATCAGCCAGCTTGGCCGTCACCGCGATACGATCTGCCACGAGTCTCATAGTGCTCCTTAGTGTTGTCGTGTGCCCTTAGGGACTAAGCCAGTATGCACCTAAGGGACTAAGGAGCGCAAGTTCTCACGCGCGCGTAAAGTCGCTCTACCCCTACTCTCACACAAGGCTCTTATAGAGAGCCTAGTGTTAGAGAGTTGAAACGGGGTTACGCTCCTTCGTCTTACAGTGGTCGAGGCCTCGGTACACTCGGATGTATGTGTGTCCGCGCGTGAACGCGCTCCCACACCATCCGGTGTCTACCTGAGACCCACGGTAGTTGATGGGGTTTGCGTGTAGTGTGGCCGGTGTGCTAAGCTTGGGGGAGCGGCCAGGGAGGGTCGCACACCATCTAAGTTCAAGGAGTCCACACCATGAGCAACACCATCGAGAAGCCTGTCACCGAGAGTATCGAGATTCCCATTCGCACTCTGACGCGGATGGGTGAGGTCCGGCCCAGCGATGCCCGGTACGTCGAGCCAATGGCGGCTCGGTCGCACGTGCTGAATGAGGGAGCACACTGATGGGCAAGCAGACTCTCCGGGACATCGGCCGGGATCACTTGTCCAAGGAGCAGAGGGTGATGGCCGAGGAGATGAGCCGACCGAAGCTCGCTCAGGGAGGAGTCGAGCGCTCGCCGCATTCCCTGTCGGCTGTGATGGACTCCGTCGTGGGTCGCTCCAAGGCCAGCCCTGAGGTCGAGGCGCTCGCTCTCAAGATCATTGAGACAGGGCCAGAGCTTCGTCTGGGGATGAAGGAGTGGCGCGCTGTTCAGGACCTGGTGGAGGCTGGCATCGTCGCCGGTCGCGCGATGGTGAGTCCGTCGCCTCGCTAGGTTCTCTAGGTGTGGCCGTGCTGGCTGGTGGTTACGGTGGGGTCAGCACGGTCGCTTGGCTTGCGCTGGGAGGGCCGGGTAGGGTAAGCTTGGGCCATGCCCTCCCAGCACGCGAGCAACGACAAGGACGCCCAGTCCGGTCGCCGTCGTGTCTGCAAGGCTCTGACTACTAGCGGGTCTAGGTGCAAGCGGCCAGCCGTTCCCGGC